GGTAGTAGCTTGCAAAGCCGTTGCTAAAATACCTATTGTTTGTTCCGTCAAAATAATAATTGGAGCCAACGATAGTGTTGTTGTATCCGTACTCAAAAAACGATGAGCTACCACGCTGAAACGCAGGCAGTCCAGCACCACCCCAAGCACTCGGAGTAACCCCCAGACCGAGGTTGCCGGAGGAGTCGAGGCGCATCTTCTCGGTGTTGCCACCAGTTGAGAATTTAATGACTCCAGAAGCGTTGTCTGCCATGATCGACAGAAATCCATCGCTGTACAAGAATGAGTCACCAGCGGTCGTTGCGCCATACGAAGTTGCACCCTGCTTACCAATGGCGGTAACAGCCGCGTTCTGTACGTTGCCGATGCGAATAGTTGCGTCATTTGACGCAGACTCATACACATCCAAATTGGCCCCGGTTCCAGTTGTACGGCCAATCAGTAAATTCCCACTCGCATCCAGTGTCATTGCCTGAGTGAAGGTGATGGGGTCTCCTGCTGTGCCGGAGGCTGCGTTGAACCATTGGTGTTGACCAATTGTTTGCTGATATTGTGTTGCAGCGCCGGTGTTTATATAGGTGTACGCGCCCCCTGAATTGATAAAGGCGTTGTTTAACATCCCAACGCGGCGATCACCACTGGAGGGATCAAGGCCGAACAAAGCGCCAGAAGCAGCAAACTGAAACGCTTTGGTGCCAAAACTGGTGTACCAAGCACTCGGAGTAACCCCCAAGCCGAGGTTGCCGGAGGAGTCAAAGCGGCCATACTCGCTTGTGTACCCCTCAAAAATAAGCGCAGCGTTCGCGTTTCCAGCGTTGTTGAATGCACTGATCCGCATTTGATTTGCAGAAGTGCCGTTTTGAACCAAGAACTGCCCGTTGCCAGTCTTGATGTTAAAGATGCCAGACGGCGAACTCGTCCCAATACCCAGACCTGTGCTGGTCAGGCGCATTTGTTCGGAGCCGTTGATGGCATAAACAAAGGGCTTATTGCCATCGTTTGTGAAATACATTGACGCAGAAGCAGCATCAGCAACGATGCCAGCAATCTTTCCAGCAGCGCCACCAAAGAACTTTAAAGTCGGGCCAGTTCCGTCTGCGTACAAACTCATGTATTGGTCTGTAGCCGCAGCACGAACCACATTGAAGTTCGTCCCATCAAACGTCAGCGCAGACCCAGTGGTCAGGGTGTTAGTGGCGCTGGCATAAACCACGCCATTGAGGGTGTAAGAGGTCAGGCCGGTGCCGCCCGCAGCAACAGGCAGGGTGCCAGCTACAAGAGTAGATGCGCCTGTGGAGTACAGAGCGTTATTTGCGCCAGCAAATGTGGTCAGGCCGGTGCCGCCATAAGCAGGCTGAATTGTGCCGCCTTGCCATGTGCCGTTTGAAATAACGGTTGTGCCCAAATCAAGAGCATTGGTGCCCCATGTGACGCCTTCTGGCAAATAACCGTGGATTTCCCATGTGCCACCAACAGTGGCATTTGATATGAGAACTGCATTAGCCGCCCCGCCCGTCGTAACCGTGCCAACAGTTGTGCCCGCATTGTTCTGGATGGTCAGCGTTCCGGTAGCGGCATTGTTGAACTGAAACGCAGTGGTGTCGGTCAGTGTGGTTGCATCAGGCAACCTAAATGTGTGGTTTCCAGTGCCCGTCAACAACTGATTAAAGTCTGACGCCGCCGTCAGCGTCGTTGTGCCGCCAGAAGCGGTAATGTTTTGCAAACCTTGATTGAGGCGGTTTACTGTGATGTTTTCATTGGCATCGCGCAGCACAACAGAGTTGGCCCCGGAAGAAGCCGTTACGCCCGTTCCGCCGTAAGCTACCCCGACAGTCGATCCCTGCCATGTGCCAGAGGATACTGTGCCCAGCGCAGAGACATTGCCGGTTTCATTTAAATTAACTGACCGGCCAGACGGGTACGTCACAAAGACGTTTACAGCGCCCGAGAAGGTCACCGCGCTGCCGGAGTTGCTGGAAGCGTAGACCGTAGTGCGGTCCAGCGTCGGCCCAGTTGTGGAGTATGTGCCAACGCCCACCTCCCAATTGCCAGAAGCGTCAGTGGCCGAGTAGTAGGTTGTGTTTGTATTGCCGATAACGGCAAACGATTGGAACCCCGGCACCGCACCCGTAAGAGTGAAGCTTACGGTAGTATTCGCCGTGGCCGTCTCTTGGACACGGTTTGCAAGGACCAGAGCCATTTAAGACTCCTTTAAGAAGTTGCAGTGGTGCTGTAGGTAACGCTTACAGTGTCGCCTGCGGTGGTTACTTTGGCAGTGGCAAATGCGCCTGCGCTATACAGAGTACCTGCCGTGCTGCTTTGAGTACTGACAGCGCCAGCGCCGGTCACCAAGAAGCAGCCACCCACCGTGCCGCCCGCACCAGTGATGGTGTAGGTGATAGCCGCAGCAGCGCAAGTAGTCACATTCGACGGCGTGGTTCCAGTCGATGTAGAAGCAGTAAATACAGCCGTGCCGCGAACAGCAGAACCACCAACGGTGTAGTTGATGAACTCAGTCCATCCGCCATGAGAGGTCATGGTGTCAGCGGCGGCAAAGGTCGGGCTAGCACCAGAAATCAGGCCCAGAAACGGGCCAACAGTGGTGTAGGTGCCAGAAGTGCGAAGCAACGTATCAAGCATCAATTGCTTGCCGCCTTCGTTGACCAGATTGGGAAACTCGTCTTCCCATTTGATGTTGCCGTCAGCATCTCGGCAGACCACATGGTAGTGGCCTTCAATGCCAACGGACTCGTTGCCCGTGACGTTGGATTGCATGGTAACTTTTGCGTGATCGCCAAAATTTGAAAATTCTTTGGACATAATTGCTCCTTAATTGATGCGAATGATTGCGGAGTTACTGCTTGCAGCAGGAAACTGCACTTGAAATGTGGAGGTGGATGTTTTGTCAGATCCAAAATCTAAAACACAAACAGCACCGTTATCGCCTGCTTTGTAAATCAAAGCACCACGGGCCGTGATGGCCGCGTTCCAAGATACATTGTTAAAAGAAATGTAAGACACATCGTTGCTGGATGTGGGCGTTATAGATACTGTCAAAGGCTGGGCAGCATACCCAGAGGCCACAACTTCATTTTCAGATGTATACGCAGTTGTGTTTTCGTTTAAATTTGCATTTGCAGTATACAAAGCAATGTAAAACGTGTCTGAGGTGAAATTAAATCCACCATTAAGCAACTGCGTTTTAAACGTGTTTGTGGCTGTTTGGACTATTGCCATTTAAACCACCGGATTTCTTACTTGACCATCACGATAAGCATCCATGCGCTGCTTGCCGTCGCCAAGATTCTTGAGAAGACTGATGGATTGCTTGTACTGCTGATCATAGAGTTGCACAAGATCAGGATCACCCTTCATAAACCTAATGGCCTCAACCATGACGCCATTAAACAATGCCGTTTCAAAATTGTCGCCAAGCCAAGTGGTTCCTGTTGAATTGAAAACACTGTTTACTGTAAGAACAAACCCGCTTCCCGAGTTGCCCAAGTTGGAATTGTTTGCGCTAAGTGAATTGTTTACAGCATAAAAACAACCACTCTTTGAAATAGTAACTGATGTGACGGCGTTGCCAGAAACAATAATATTAGCCGTTGCCGATGAACCACTGCCCCCAGTTAGTGGGACATTAAAATATGTCCCATTGGCGTATCCAGATCCGCCAGAAGAAATTGTTACTTGATTAATGGCTGCCTGAACAATTGATTCTGGCAAATAATAAAAATGCAGTTCTACGCCATATGCCTGATCTGGCGTTGGTCCCAAAATAAACGACAACTCATTTAGGCTGCCGTATGTAGGGCCAAAAATTGCATAGTGCTTTGGCAACCCTCTTGAACTGACGGATGAGGTTCCGGGGTTTGGGTATGCTTCTCTAATAAAGTTTACATCTTTATTTAGAAGATACAAATATTCACCGTTGGGCTTAATTGCGGCCAATGAATATACCGACAAAAAATCATTTGGCGCAGAAAGATACGGGTTGCCAACAGAAAGATTGCCGGTCATATTCTTTCTAAGACTGGCAAGCTGGGCTGTGTTGTAAATGTTTTGCTCTGCGATACGAATCATCGCGTTCATATCTACCGTGAGAAATGTGTTCTCACAGTAATCTTGAACAGCGGTGACAAGTTCAGAGTAATTCATTTAAACCTCACGCCATAGGTCCACGAGCCATTACGCCTTTTGTGGCCGCTCCGGTACCGCGAATTTTGATGCCGCTTGTCTTTGGCTCGGGATACTTGTCCCGAGTCAAATTACCAACAGACATTTTGACATCGTTGGGTGTATTTTTTGTGCCGCCCTGATAACCGCTGTTTTTCAGGTCAACACCTTTTTTGCCATCCATTGTGTGGGGGATGGCGTAGACGCTGGCAGGACCAACTTCTTTGCCCATTTTTTTCATCGTAAAAGCCATGATTAAATCCCCGCTTTACGAACACTACGAACAGGTTTTTGCTGGTTTGCAACCTTGGCAAGATTACGACCAAGCTGCTTCATTTGCAGATTGGTTTTACCGCCTTTGGCAAATTTAGTTGGCGTTTTGCCGGGGTGCATGTGCGATTCATGCTTGTGAACTGCTTTCTTTGCGTCCATGATCAACTCCTTAAGTTGTTGCAATTGTCACTGTACCGACCTGTACGGTCAATACCAAATAATTTGGCGTTAATCCTGCATCGTCTGCACTAGCTCCGCCAACCGGATTCCAACCCCACTGAATGACCCTTGAACCATCTGTCGGAAATCCGACAGGGTTTAAACCTGCTTGACGATAAGTTGTGTCTGTCCTCGGATTCCTCAGGGCTTGAGGGTCATCTACAGGATACATCCCCAACTGAAGCTGCGGGTGATCCGGATCCCAGCACTCATTACAGACAAGCAAGTTGTACCGTTTTGTCTTGATGACCTCTTCTTTCAGAGTCTTCAATTTAAACTGTTGCCCGCAACGATCGCACATGGCAATCGCCTTCTTGCCGGCTGCAAACCTATTGCCCATTACGAACTCGATCCGCCAATGAATGTCTGAC